AACAACATCTACGACGGAGTCGAGGTCGATAATGATGGCGCGATCGTTGCGTATCACATCCGCAACACCTATCCGCTGCAAATAGGATTGGCTAAGACGACGGAGTGGAAGCGGGTGGATGCATATGGAGAGCTCACCGGACTACCAAACATTCTACAGATCATGGACACGGAACGCCCTGATCAATACCGTGGCGTCAGTTATTTAGCACAGGTTATCGAGCCGCTGCTTCAACTTAGGAGATACACAGAAAGCGAGCTCATCGCCGCTGTGGTGGAGAGCTTCTTCACGGCGTTCATTACGACCGAGGCGTCAACTAGTGAAAACCCATTTAATGAAGTGGGGAATTCGGAAGTCTCGGATGATCCGAATGAGTATGAAATGGGCCCCGGCCAAGTCAATATCCTGAAGCCTGGAGAAGACGTAACCTTCGCGGATCCAAAGCGCCCAGGCAATGGATTTTCTGGCTTCATACGATCGATATGTGAGCAAGTAGGCGCTGCTCTTGAAGTGCCGGCTGATCTGCTTCTCAAGGCGTTTGATGCTAGCTACTCGGCGAGTCGTGCTGCGCTACTGGAGGCATGGAAAGCCTTCAAGATGCGACGCGTCTGGTTTACTAATGACTTCTGTCGCCCTACCTACGAGGTATGGATGGCTGAAGCTGTGGCCCGTGGTCGGATACTGGCACCGGGTTTTTTTACAAACCCCACCATGCGCAACGCATATCTCGGCAGTGAATGGATCGGACCAAGCCAAGGGCAACTTGACCCGGTAAAAGAAATAACGGCTGAGATTCTCGCAGTTAGCGAGGGATTTACTACTCGTGAACAATCGACCATCAGGCTCAACGGTGGCCAGTGGGAGGCAAATGTCGAGCAACTCGCACGCGAAAACACCAAGCTCGCAGAGGCGAATGGCGTAAAGGAAGGCAGTGGAACACAGCTTGCCAACACCATCAAAGCCGTAATACTCCAAGCATTGAAGGAAGGAGACGACAATGGTAAAAAGAAAAACCTCAATACTGATTAATGGTTCAACGTCGGGAGCTCAAGCAACAGCACCAAAGTTCTGGAACGTCGCGTCCGTGTCGGATGATGAGGGAGAAATTACCCTATATGGTGACGTGGTAAGCAGCCGTCCAATAGATTTTTGGACCGGCGAAACGCTTCCAGGCTTCTATATCTCCCCCGAGGGCTTCCTCGACGATCTAGAAACAGTCAAGGGAAAAAGCAAGATCACGGTCAAACTCAACAGCGTGGGCGGGGACCTTTATACGGGCATCGCAATTCACAACGCGATCAAGGGTCTCTCAGGATCAAAGACGGTTATCGTCGAAGGCATCGCGGCCAGCGCAGCCAGTGTCATTATGTGCAGTGGTGACGAAGTCGTAACTTATCCCGGTAGTCTCGTTATGATCCACGGAGTAAGCGCCCCACTCTGCGACTACTACAACATCACAGATCTCAAGTTGGTGATCAAAGGATTCGACGCAGCTGAAAGGGCAATTGCCGAGATCTATGCCGCAAAGACCGATCTCGATGTCGAAACCCTTCGTTCCATGATGACAAAGGAGACGTGGATGACGGGCAAGGAAGCGGTTGATAAGGGTTTCGCCAATAAGCTACTTGAGGGCTCTGATCCACAAATGATCATGAGCGCTGACAAGAACGTTCTGCTCGTAAATGGAATCGGGCACAACATCAAGGGTCTGCACAACATTCCTGGTGGCATCCCGGTCAAAAGCGTTCCGCCCGCAGCGCCAAAAGACTCAGCGGCTGGAATAGAAAAAACAAATGGAGGAGGCAAAAAAAATATGGACCTGGAAGAACTCAAAAAGCAGCATCCAGAGCTCGTTGCTCAAATAGAAGCGGCGGCAAAAGGAACTGTAAACGCTGAAGCTATCGCAGCAGAGAGAACCCGTATCAAAGACATCGAGAGCATTGAGTCGGTGGTAGGAGATCCTCAGCTCGTTGCGGATGCTAAATACGGAGAAAAACCATGTACAGCTGCTGAACTATCCCTGAAGGCTATGCAAAAACAGGCACAACTCGGCAAGCAGCACCTCGACAATAGTGCGAAGGACTTCAAAGCATCTGGAGCTGCTGGAATAGGTGCAGCACCAAATGCGGGGAACCAAGACGACGAACCCGACGAGGCCCAGGAAGTTAACCAGATTGTGGGCCTCTACAACAAAATAACGAGCGGAGGTAAAAAGTAATGAGCAGACTTGACGAAAGTCTTGGGAGCTTGGGCTTTGATAACTTGATCCACGAAAATCATCCCGCAGCCTTGACTGGCCACATCAAACTCACGGCCAGTCAAGGAATACTTACCCGGGGTTCCGTCATAGCTATGGCTGCTGCTGGTGGAGAAGGTATCCTTATCGGATCCGACAAGATTGTAACAGCCACCCTTGAAGTTACGACACTGGAGGCAACCTATGAAAAGGTAAATCTCGATACATCCAAGCTGAAAGTATACGCAGTTGATTCAGAAACAGCGGCAACCATCACAACCGACTACACTGTCGAGTACGCCAGCGACACGCTAACCGTTACACTGACAGCAGACGGCGCATTAAAAGACGAGACCAGCATCGTCATCGCGTGCGAAATTACCGCTGCGGGTATGGCAAAAGCCAAATACATCCTCGTAGAGGATACCGACACAGGAACGAGCGCCGCAGTCGTGGCACCTGCTTATAAGGCTGGGTACTTCAACGGCAACAAGCTGATCGTTGCCACTGGCTACACTATGACCGCAGCCAACGAGGAAGAGCTAAGGGCTCTCGGTATTTTCCTTGCTGACGCATTTGAAAGATAAGGAGGAGAAAAACAAATGGCTTTTAACATTTACAGCACCCATTCCCTACTCATGGCCGTGGAACAAATCGCGCCCCTCCATACTTTCTTGCGCGATAGATATTTCCCTACGAACGACGCGACCGACATCTTTTCGACTGACGACGTGCTCGTTGAGTACAAAGACGGAAGTAAGAAGCTGGCACCGTTTGTGTCTCCAATTAAGGGAGGCGTAACCATTACCCGCGAAGGGTACAGTATGGAGAGATACACCCCTCCATTCATCGCTCCTCGCAGAGTGCTAACAATCGACGACCTCAAGAAGAAAGGTTTCGGAGAAGCCCTATTCAACAAACTCACACCCCAGCAGCGCGAAAGCATGATGCTCTTGAAAGATGCCGATGAAATGGGGGAAATGATCTCTAGACGTGAGGAACTAATGGCAGCTGAGACCATGCTTAACAACGCCTGTGTTATGAAGCACTACGCTGACGACCTGACATTGTACAAAGAGAAGGAAATCCGCTTTTATAGCGAAGCGCTTAACCCGGCTATTTATACGCCAGATAATGATTGGGATGCTGTTGGTGCCAAAATACTAGAAGACATCGCGGCTATGATCCGCCTATTAACCTCCAGAGGGTTACCCGCCTCTGAGCTGATCGTTGCGCCCGATGTTGCAGATACAATAATCCATGACCCAACCATTCAAAAGCTCCTTGACATTAAGAATTTCAACGTTGGAAGCATCGACCCGTCCACTCTACCAGCTGGAGCAGCTGTCATTGGTAGGTTTAATGTAAATGGCAGAATGATCGACATCATCAGCTATGATGATACTTACGAGTCTGACAATGGAGTGGCAACTCAGTATATCCCAGCCGGCAAAGTAATCCTGACAGCCCCCGCAACTGGCCGAACTCTTTACGGCGCAGTCACTCAAGTTGAGCAGTATGACGGGCAGTTCCACACATACCCTGCTAGACGTGTGCCGAAGTACCTGTCCAGTGCTGAGGGTAACACTAGAACGCTGACAGTCACATCCTGTCCGTTGCTGATCCCGAATCAGAAGAACCCTTGGATCTCTGCAACTGTTCAGTCTTAATCGAAAAAAGGAGGGAAGATAACGATGATTAAGATCATTCAAGGGACATATGGCCACTGCGAAGGTGCCAGAATTATACCTAAAACCCCAGCCGATGAGCCATTTGAAGCTACTCCAGAACGGGAGCAGCGTCTTGTCAGACTTGGTGTGGCAGTCTATGTGGAAACAGAGCTGACAGTCCCAGAGGCTTCTGCCGCAAAGGTAGCAGGCTCCGACAATGGAGAAAACGACGGCAGCCTACCTGAGTACAATGTAGACATGAAAATGGACGAACTGAAAGAAATTGCTCAAGCATATGGAGTTGATGCTTCCAAAGCGAGATCCAAGGCTGAGATCATCGCAATAATTGACATGGCCAGGGAAGGTGAAGTGGATGAGGACGGAGAGATACCTCCCG